TTATTAGATTATTTAACAAACGAAAGATATGGAAAAGGAATAGCCATAGCCAATATTGACATACCAAGTTTTTATACTGCATCAGGAATTTGTGATACAGATGTTACAGCTTATGGTTCAACTACAATAGATGTTATGGATTGTAACGCAATTATAGATACATCAAGTCCAGTTATAGATAATGTTAGAGAATTTTTAAAAGGTTGTAGAGGTTATCTTCCTTATGTTGGTGGAAAATATAAATTAATTGTTGAAACAACAGGCTCATCATCAATTACAATTACAGAAGATGATATTATTGGTGGTTATACTTTAGCAAGTCCAACTAAAAATTCAAAATATAATAGAGTTATATGTTCATTTGTAAATCCTGATAGAAACTTCCAAGTTGATGAAGTTCAATTTCCTGAAATAGATGATAGTGGATATTCAGCATCAGACAAACACGCAGCTATGAAAACAGTTGATGGTGGATTCTTACTTGAAGGAAGGTTTGATTTAAAGACTATTACAAGTCCATATCAAGCATTAGAACTAGCAGAAGTTATATTAAGAAGATCAAGAGAAGCATTAGGTTTAACAATCAATGTTAGTTTTAGTGCTTATGATATAGCTATAGGAGATATTTTAGGAGTAACACATTCTAGTTTAGGATTTAGTAATAAACAATTTAGAGTATTAGGAATTAATTTTAATGCTGATTTCACATTAGGTTTAGACTTAATGGAACACCAAAACTCTCATTATACTTGGGCTACAAAAACACAAGTAGCATCAACACCTAGTACAAACTTACCAAATCCATTTGCTGTTCAACCACCAGCAAGTGTTACATTAGATGATGAATTAATTGAATATAATGATGGTACTGTAATTGTAGCTTTAAATGTAATTGTTGGTGCTAGTACAGATAGCTTTGTTGATTATTACCAAGTAGAATACAAGTTAAGCACAGATTCAGATTTTATTATCTATGCACAAGGTTCAGGATTAAATCATAGAGTCTTAAATGTAATTGACCAAAAGATTTATAATGTAAGAGTTAAAGCTGTATCAACTTTAGGAGTTAGTTCAACTTATGTAACAACAACAAGAACTATTGTAGGTGCTATTGAACCACCACAAGATGTTGCAGATTTTTCTTGTAATATATTAGGACAAGAAGCACATTTATCATGGACACAAGTACCAGATTTAGATTTAGCTTTTTATCAAATTAGATACTCAACACTAACAGATGGTACTGGAGATTGGGCAAACTCTGTATCTTTAGTAGAGAAAGTATCAAGACCAGCAACTTCTATAAATGTACCAGCAAGAGTCGGAACTTATTTAATTAAAGCTGTAGATAAACTTGGAAACTTTAGTTCTAACGCAACAGCTATTGTTTCTAATGTTACAGGAGTTACAAATTTTAATGCAATAACATCAGTATCAGAACACCCTAACTTTGATGGAACATTAACAAATACTGCAATAGTAGATGGTACATTAAGATTAGATTCATCTGAATTATTTGATGCAGCTAGTGGAAACTTTGATGCAGAAACAGCTAGATTTTTTGACTCTGGTGTAGCTAATGCAGATTTCTTTGCAAGTGGTAATTACTTATTTGAAGATGTAGTTGATATAGGTGCTAAACATACTTGCAGACTTACAGCTACTTTAAAACAAACTTCAGATGACCCAGACGATTTATTTGATAATAGATTAGGATTATTTGATACTCAAAATTCTAGTTTTGATGGAGATACACCAGCTAACTCTAACGCACATATTGAGATTGCAACAAGTGATGACAACTCTACATTTACATCTTTTCAAAATTTTGTAATTGGAGAATACACAGCTAGATTTTTCAAGTTTAGACTTGTTTTAACTTCAAGTGATTTAGCTTCAACTCCTGTAGTAGAAGAAGTTTCAGTTACAATAGATATGGTAGATAGAATATTTAGTGGAAATGATATAACATCAGGTGCTGGTACTAAAACTGTAGCATTTGGACAACCATTTAAAACTACTAATTATGCTCTTGGATTAGCTGGACAAGGAATGTCAGTTGGAGATTTTTTTCTAATAGAATCAAAAACTATTAATGGATTTAATGTAACATTTAAAAATTCAAGTAATTCAGCTATATCAAAAACATTTGATTATATTGCAAAAGGGTTCTAAAAGGAGTATAAGAAAACATTATGGCACAACACGATTATAACATAGCAAACGCATCATTTCCCACAGTTAGAACAGATATAAACAATGTTTTATCTGCTGTTAATTCATCTAATTCAGGTTCATCAAGACCAAGTTCAGCAGTAGCTGGAACTATCTGGTTAGATACATCTGGTGCTGCAACTGCACAACTTTTAAAAATGTATGATGGTGCTGCTGATATAACTTTAGCAACTGTTAATTTTACTGCTAACACAGTTGATTTTACAGACTCTAGTGTAACCCTAGCTAATGACTCTGTAACTTTAGCAAAGATGGCTGGTGGTACAGATGGTAATATTATTTCTTATGACGCATCTGGCGACCCTGTTGCTGTTGCTACTGGTAGTGATGGTCAAGTATTAACATCAACTGGTGCTGGTTCGCCACCAGCTTTTGAAGATACAATTTTATTTAAACAAGCTGGAACAAACTTTGCAAACAGTTTATTAGTTGGTCATGCAACATCAGGAACTTTAAATTCATCTAGTGATAATACTGGCGTTGGAACTACTGCTTTAAAATCATTAACAACTGGCGATAAAAACACAGTGGTTGGAAATGGTGCTGGTTTTGCAATAACATCATCTAATGAAAACACAGCAGTAGGTAGAAATGCTTTAAGGTATGTTTCTACTGGTACTGGAAGAAATGTAGCTATTGGACAAAATACTTTACAAGCTAGTGGTAGTGGTGATAATTTTGAAGAAAATACAGCAGTTGGTACAGCCGCTTTACAAAATGTTACTGGAAATGTTAATATTGGATTAGGATTTAGTGCTGGTGCAAATATTACAAGTGGTTCTGGAAATGTAATGATTGGCGAAGTTAATGCCGATAGTGCAACAGGCAGTAGACAATTAAAGATTACTGGTAATGATGGCTCAACAGCTACAACTTGGATTAGTGGAGATAGTTCTGGTAATTTAACAACTACTGGTGACGTAACTTTAGCAAATACTAAAAAAGTAATATTTGGTGACGCAGGAGAAAACATAGTAGGTGACGGTACAGCTATGACAATAGCATCCAGTCAAAATATCACGTTAGACGCCGCTGGCGATATTACTATAAACGCTGATGGTTCTATTATAAGTTTACAAGATGGCGGGACAGAATTTTTAAGATTACAACATGGTGGATCAAATAATACAGTAATCAAAAATGGTAATGTAGACGCCAGTATAACCATTCAAGGTAATGACGGTGGTTCATCTATAGACGCTCTAACACTAAACATGAGTGCGGCGGGTGCCGCCACATTCCTCGGCACAGTCACAATGGCAGGTGGACAGGCCATACCAGGTAAAATTGAAGGTACAAATTTCACAGACAGTTTATTAATTGGTCACTCAACAACTGGTACTTTGAATAATGCTGACAGAAATGTTGGAATTGGTATTGGTGCCATGGATGCAATAACCTCAGCAGATGATTGTGTATTCATAGGTCATATCGCTGGTAGCACAAATACCACTGGAACAATCAATACTGGAGTGGGTGCAGGCGCATTAAATAAAAATGTAAATGGAGGAAACAATGTTGCTGTGGGTTATCAGAGTTTATATAACAACAACTCAGGAAATCACAATACTGCAATCGGAAGAATGTCTGGAGACAATATCACAAGTGGTGATGGTAACGTAATTATTGGTGAGGTTGATGCAGATAGTGCAACTGGCGACAGACAATTAAAGATTGCTGGTTATGATGGCACAACAAGAACAACTTGGATAGAGGGTGACAACACAGGTAAAGTGTCATTCCCAGGCAATGACGGTGCAGGACTGTCAATACTGAGCAGTACGATTTCAACCTCGGCTTCGAACGCAGACATAACATTGACACCACATGGAACAGGATCAGTGGTGATCAGCCAGATATCAACCAACTCAGTGACAGGTGAGGTCATACCGGGCAAGATTGGTGGAACAAGTTTTGCTAATTCTTTATTGATTGGTCATTCTACTACAGGAACTTTGAACGATGCTAATAGAGATGTTGGTGTTGGAATTGGTTCTTTAGATGCTATCCGAAATGGAGATGATAACACAGCAGTGGGTTACAATAGTGGAAGTTCACTAACAAGTGGTGGTTCAAATACCATGATCGGAAATGAAGCAAATTCAAGTGGTAATCCAGCAGGAAGTACGTCTTTAGGTTATCAAGCATTAAAAGTAAATGCTGGAACTAATAATATTGGACTTGGAACTACGGCTGGACAGAATATAACAAGTGGTGACGGTAACGTAATCATAGGAGTGGTAGATGCTGGTAGTGCCACTGGCGACAGACAATTAAAGATTGCTGGTAATGATGGCACAACAACCACAACTTGGATTAGTGGAGCTAGTTCTGGGGTTGTAACCATAGACGGTGGCATAGACATAGGTGATGCCAACATCAGTTACGGCACAGCAACTACTACATCATCTAGTGCGGCAAATATGAACACGTTTGCGGCGGCGACATACAGAAGTGCCAAGTACCAGGTGTCAATAGTTGACTCTACAAACACAAAATTCGGAATATATGAGGTATTCGTTACACACGACGGGTCAGCCGCGTACATAAACGCCCAGGGCATAAGCGACACAGGACTTGATCTGGCCACATTCTCGGCAGACATCGACAGCGGTTCTGTGAGGGTTAGGGTTATTCCTATATCAGACGCTTCAACTGTTTTCAAGTTCGTTCGAACAGTCTTTACTGTATAATACCTAATAACGTTTTCCACTAAATATTGCTAATATGACACAAGAAGTAATAGATGTAGGTGTAAATGCGGATGACGGTACTGGTGATTCGCTGTACGAGTCCGGTAACAAGATCAACGGCAATTTTGATGATTTCTTTGATCTCGTGCCTGTCAAGTCGGACATCAAGTTCTTCGGCAACAACATCACATCAAGGCTATCAAACGCAGACATCGACGTACACCCAAGCGGCACAGGTTCGATAGTAT